CAAGCGGACACGCACACCAAATATACACCTCACCTGCTCCTCCTACGGGAGGGTACCACAATCATTATAGGACACCTAGCAGGTTTTTTTCATGCCTGTAGTAGCGCTCCACGCACAAGCTAGCGTGAGCTAGCCACTTGCGGCTATAATGCAGAATCACTCTGCTACTTCGTCCCCCTCAGGGTTGCCTTCCCACAATGGTTGGCCAAGGATGCTGAACTCCGGGAGCCTATAATCAGAAACATCAAATTCCGTTGAGACACGTGTAACCCATTCCCTGTATGTTGCCTCAGTTGCTGTCAGTTGTGCATAGTATGCATGTATATCCTCGGGCCGCGTGCCAAGAGCCTCGCACATGCCAGGCCGTCCCAGGAACCACTGCACTGCGTCTGGTGGATCTGCTGCTGAGAAGTCATCATCAGCTGCTGAACCCAGCATTATGCCCTGGTCGAATATGCTGTCCAAGTTGATGTCTAGTGGCGGGGGATCAACAATGGCAAATTGCCCTATGCGTCCCCCAACTGTGGGCCGTGGTGTGCTGGCGGCACTGGACCGGATGATGGAGACCCTTGATGGCCGGTAAGGGACAGACAGGTGTGCACCAGATATGTCCTGGAGAACATGCCCGTGGACTACATTAAGTGCTGCAGAGATATGTGCTGGAGACACCGTTGCGACAAACTCCGTTGCAACTGCTGCAACCTCATGGACCCGCGCTGTGAGATCTGCAAATGATGCCAGCCCTTCGGGCATGTCCAGGTCACCAATTGCTATCCTGTCTGAGAAACCATGCCTGCCACTTTGGGCTTCAATGTGATTGGCTAGTGATTCTATGACCTGGTTGAGGATGTTTGAGAACCATTCGGCCTCAGATAGGCGACCAGTGGCTCTGAGCGTGCGAGCCGCCACTCGATAGAACACCGCTTCATAATTCAATGCAGTTGTGTCCTGTGCTGTTGCCCCGGTGGTCGCCAGCCGGTCAGCACGCATAGCCCTCCTCTCTGCAGCCAGCCTCCATTGTGCACGCATCACTCGTGTGACCGAAGAGACATCGCGCGAGCTGCTCCCAATGTGTATCGTCGCATACTCTTCTGCACTCGATTGCTTCAGATCCCTTAGTCTCATACCCACTGCCTTGGCAGCGGACTCTGTGTACAGAGCTGTGCCCATAAATGACGAAGCTTGATGCCATAGGTCATCTGACTGTGGCGCATAGTGGAAGCCGACTACGCCCATGTACCGGAAGAACATTGTTGCTATCTCCTGGGGTGACACAGTCAGGTCAAATCGTTGCAGGTCGCGGATGAGGCTGTCGAACTCAGGCTTGCGGACCCGCAACAGTGGCGATCTGGAGTCCCAGTCCTCAATGATGTCGTGCCACTCGGGGTCATCGATGACTGCGGCTCGGGCTAACTCTGCAGCGAATCTGGCGCTCATCTCGACTAGATTCAATGCAAGAGTGTCCCGCCATATGCGCGCTGACCTCCTGCATGCTGACCTGATGTCCAAGACTGGAGAGTCGACCGCCAGGGTTGTTGTGACTGCGCGAGGTGCATCAATTGGCGCAGCTGGCCCAACCGATGCTGGAGCTTGCCGACGGACATGTGCTTCCCACACATGGGCTGATTCGTCATATCGCTGGGCTATGGTCATGATCCTGACGGCGACCGCACCCCTCTCCTCTGCTTCAGCGAACTCAGGGTCCATTCCCACTTCTGCCACAGCCGTGCTGAACACCCGATGGGCTGCTGCAGCTCCATGGTCGAGGTATTCGTCAATAGTAGCGGCCATCACCCGGAAGCTGCACACTTTCTTTGCTGCGGCCCCCATTGGCCCAGGCGTGTCAGTGAATGCCCGGCACCTGTGCACCAAATCGAGGTGAGTCAGGATATGAGGTTCTGGAGCTCTCTCAACCACTGGCACTGGGGTATCCTTGTACGCGAATCCATACTCAAATGCACCTACGCCACGCCGCACGCACAGGGCAGATTCAAGCAGTCCGGCACATCTAAGTATTGTGATCGACGCCATCATGTCGTACATCGTGCTGCCTGAAGGGTGCACCATTGCATGATGCTGTGTCACTGGCTGAGCATTGACTGCAACAACTGCCTGGCAATTCTGGAATGGTGCGATGATGTGATTGGTGCGTGAATGGCGCAGTGAGAGCCTCTTGGCACTGCCCGACACCTCCTTCCCAGGTAGAGTCGCCAGGCGGAGGTCGATCTGCCCAGCCCATGACCACAGAAACAAGTCAGCGATGGCCCGCACGGCCACGCCATTGCTCTGTGCCCACCGGATTGCCGCCAAACCCCGAGCAACTTTTTTCCGGACCGGGTTATAGATGATTGCCCGGATCTCGCTCGCAACGCTGGACTTTAAGCTCCTATACCCTTTGTACCCGGGGCGGGACGTGACAGAGTCATACATGTTCAGATCTGATGAGCCCACAACCTGGCGCAACCTGTTATGCCCAAATGTCATAGTTGTCAGTCTCCTGGCCAGTGGAGACGCCATATCAACCTGACCTCGGTACGCCCACATCGCAAACGGGCATGGGTACGTGTGATTGAGGATGTGGAATCCACTCTTCAGCAGGTTCTCATCGCGCAAGCTCCGTGCAACTTGATACGAACCTGACTCCTCAACCAGTGCAACATAGTCATGCTCTGACGTGATTGGCCCCCTTGAAAGGTCTAGTATGACTTCGAGATTGTACGAGTCACACTTCTGGACACGACGGCGCAGTGAGCCTATTCCAGTGGGCCCAAGGAGGTATGACACTAACTCCGTTCGATCGACCCTGGCCATTGACTCGTCGATCAGCGCTGACGGCATACTGGCCGATACTTCTTCTAGGAGATTGGCCTCATATGTGCCTTCTCTCAGTATGACCTCCAATGCATCAGCCAGTGCTTCGTCTGCTTCAATCAGGTCCAGGGATAGGAATGGCTCTGCCAGTCCCTTCTCCCTAGATGCGTCACGGAATGCGCTCCGAATGGCGGAGCTAGAATCACGGTGTGTCGCAGCCGACAACTGGGACGGTGCATTGAACACTGACTTTGCTGACCTGTGAGACTTTTCTTGGTCAAGGATATGGTTGAACATCTTGGACAACCGGGGGACTCGGACAATGTTGCATAGGACTCCTACGACTTCGATGTACCACGTCAGTGGGTCCGCTGCACCTGTTGCCATAACACTTGTGATCGGTCGGATGCCTAATCCATTGAGAGCAACAGGCGCTAGCGCCAGTGCAGTCATCACGTAACTGGGCTCCTCGACCAAATCTGGGATCACTCGGTACACCCACATAAACGACCTCATCGCTGCTAGGAAGTACGCGACAAAAGGGTCCGCACCTTGACTTGCTGCTGAAGCTGCAGTCCCAAATGCCGTTGCTATGTTATCTGTAAGGGACGCGAATCTCCTGCTGTAGTCTTTATCTATTCGCATGATTGTCTTGGTTGCATGCATGACCTGTGCACCGTCTATGTACAGCTCGTTGAGATACACAAATTTGATAGAAGAGAAGAAGCTCTTGACCTCGTCCATCACGAATCCCAGGGACAGGTACGTGCTAGCCAGCATTGTGCGTGCTCGCCTTGCCTTATCAGTGCACTCAACTTGTGTCCCCTCAAGCGCTACCACTGTTGCAGCGTCATCAATTAGGCACAGAATGTGTGCAGCCTCTTTCTTGGACAGGATGCCTGATGATCTAAGTCTATGGGCCCAATATATGAGAATGTGCGCATGCATTGTTGTGTCTGAAGTTGCTGGCCACCCCTGTATATTCCCACCTACGCACTTGTCAGCACGTTTGATGCCCCGTCTGTCGCAAAACAGCACCAGCCTGTCCCATAGATCAACTTGAGCATGGGGATTCTCACACTCTGTTGTGCTGAGGGCATACTCCTGCCAGGCATGGAACATTGACCTAGGCATTTTCGGAGACCAACCAGATATATCAGTAGATGTGGCAAAGGCATGGGTGCTGCTTGTGTTTGACACAGCATGGGCCATTGCCTGAAACTTCTTCTTATGCTTGACTAAGTCAACGCGTATAGACACGCCTGGCGTTAGGGCAGCCAATGGCCGCAAGCTGTGGTCGATTTCTGTGAGGTATTCACGGACTGTGTCTGCTGCCGATAAAGTCTCCCGGACTTTTTCCCCAGGCTTAGTGTTCTCTGCCTTGCCTGCCTCCGCTGCGATGATGTCGTCATCATCGGTGACCCCACCGGCGAGGACCCGGGTCCTCCACTCCTCCATGGTCTCACCATTGGATAGCACAGCCCCATTGAACACCGCGCTGAGTAGTTCGTTCTGATCTATCTTCGAGAGAGTCCTCGACCGTGCCCGGTTCATGTATGCCCCTAAGTCCGCAACCACCCTGGTACTATCCTTCGCATCCAGTACATGGAAATCACCCGTATGGTCAAACGGGAACTCTTTGCTGATTCTGACCTCGCCCCATTCCGATTCTGGCGGCAGAGTCAGATGTCCTTGGATGCACCGCTTGTACCAGTTAGACTCGAGGAACCCCATCCCCTTGACTGATGAGTACTTTGGCAGCTTCTTCCTCTTTGATACGAACCTACAGAAGTCATAAGCAGCACAGAAGCTGATGAAACGATGCATCTCAGCTGGGTTGAGGCTGTTCTCTGTTGAGGTCCGCTCTATTAGAGTCTCATGCAGTAAGAGCGCATCTATGTCAGGCGGCGGGAGGAGGTGGTACAGTTTGAAGAACTCTGCCCGCATCCTCTCAGGGACACCAAACGAGTGCACTAAGTCCCACCACGTAGACGTGCATGGGTACATGGCCAACATGTCTCGCTTCAGGTGCTCATCACGGGCTGCCCAGCCGCAATCAATTGGGGCATCTGACTCGCACGCGGAATTCTGCCACCTCGTGTAAGCAAGATGCATGTGCCTCGCCACCTGTCTAGCCTCAGCATTGCTTGATATTGCTCGTGCAATCCACGCCATGCACCTGGTAAGTTCCACTGAGTAATCAGTCCGTGTCGTTGCGCCGCACACTCGGTGGGTGGAGAAAGCCCACACGCTGTTGGACCACGAGATCATGCACGTACGGAAGTATGCGCAGCACGAGGGATCGAGGACTAGCATGACGTTATCGGTGAATATCACAATGAGCCCGGCATAGTTGTAACACGTTGCATCTGGGAGGACCGCCTTGAGTGTGTCGGCCCGGTGCCTGTCAATGGGTGTTGCAGATTGGACTTTCTCGATCATAGCCTGGAGCCGGGAATTCACACGGCGAGGTGGGGCAGCCCACAACCTCCCATACTTTACCCACATTGGGTGAGAGCGGGTCAACAGCCGCTCTGCTGCGTTTGCCCATGCCTCCGCCAGGGCGAAGGCAGCAGGGGGTGACTTCGTGATTGGCGTGTCCCTGTACACCTCAGAAAACGCACCTGGGGCAATTTTCTGGGAAGCCAACTGGTGATGGATGAGCTCGCTTGCCCGCTTCCGAGCAATTCTAGTTGTCTCGTCCTCAAGGTATACCCTCTTGTCAGTATATGCCCGGTGCATGAGCCAGAAAACTGCACGTTCATCTGTGAGGACCTCCTGCGGGGTGTTAGCCTCCACTGCTGCCATCATGTCCAGGATGATTCGCTTAGCGGGGCCTGGGGCGGTCAGCCGTGCATGGGTTGCCATGCGGCCAATCTCAGCGTCGAGCAGGTACTCCTCCAGGCTCGTGTTCAGCCTGGGCATTGCATCACACACATCTTGGCCGTCGAGGGCGAGGTCAGCAAGATGCTCATAGTCAGCTCGAGCAGCCCATGCAGACTTATTATCCACTCCTAGGACATCACACATCTTCTTTGCAAGTCTGGTGTCATGAGTCGCGTTAGCGAGTGAGATGAGCTTATTTCTCGCTTGGTGCAGGTACCTGGGTCTCTCATAGACTCTAGCCATAGCAATAGAAAGGAC